GTCGCGCTGGCGACATATGCAAGCAGCGTCTGCGCGGCGTCAGTGAGCGCCAGGGCCTCGGCCTGGGCCGCTTCTTTTGACTGGATGCTTGTGGATCCGTCCGATGCGCTGGCCGGCTCGGTGGCGTCTGCCGTGGTCAGCAGGGTCGCTGCCTGGGTGTCGCCGGGGCTCGCCGGCTCGGTTACTTGGGCCACGGCCAGCAGCGTCGTGGTCTGGGCGTCTGTGGCGCTGGTTGTCTCTGTCGCCGAGGCCACCTGGGTGGCCACGCCGGCCTGCGCATCGGTCAGCGCGGCGGCGTCGGTCTGCCCAGCCGGAATTGGCATTGCCGCAGCCGAGGAATCGGTGGCAGTGACCGCCTCGGCGCCCGAGCCTGAAAGCGTGAGGCCGGCCTGCGGGGAATCCGCAACGCTCGATGCCCCCTGCACCATCATGAAGGTCAGAAAGAAGCTGTTGCGCGAGTAGAAGCTCGGGTTGTACCCTGGCACAGTGGCGTTTAGGGAGTAGGCGTTGGACTCAAGGATGTACTGCGCTGACAGCGCACTCTCATAGTAGTACCCGGTCGAGACAGAAACAAACTTTGTCGTTGCGCTGTTCCAGTCGGAGCCGCAGCGCATGATGGCTAGGTAGTAGTTGCCCTCCGTCAAGTCAACGCCAGTGAGCCCGGAGAAATCAAACTCGTGCCATGTGGCAGTTGGGGAGAGAGATGACAGGGCGAATGCGACCTCCCCGATCTTGGTCTGCGGGTTGGCGTTCAGGTCATTAGCGTCAAGCGTCCATATCTCAACGGTGCCGGGTTGCGACGGCCAGACCTTGGACGAGTCGCCAGCCGCCTGCACGACCATCCCGACAGAGACTCGCTTAACCGAGATAGTCTTTTCCGCTCTGAAAAAGACCCCCATACCGATGTTGAAGTTGGTGGCGACAAGACTGCCTGAACCACTTGGCATGTAGGCGTTTGAGAACGCCAAGTTATCAGCGGTAGGCTGCTTGCTGATGACGGTCTTAACGAAGGTGCCGTTCTGTGTGTCACCCGCGCTGACGGTTTCCGTTGTGGCCGCGCCCGGTGACGATGCGCTGGTGGACGACTCTCCGGCCGTTACCGGCTCGGTTGACTCCGAAGCGATGGATACACTGGAAGAAGACGACTCGCCCGCGCTGGCAGCATCGGTAAGATCGGCCACGGCCACTAACGAGCCATTCGGCGTGTCGCTTGCTGTGACTGCCTCTGTCTGGGTTGAGTCGGTGATGCTTACCCGGGTTGATACTTCGCCTGCCGTTGATGCCTCGGTGATTTCGGCCGCAGCAAGGGACAATCCGGTGGAGGTGTCGCCAGCGGTGGCGGCTTCCGTCTGGCTCGAATTGGTGGAGCTTGCCCTAGTCGATGACTCGTCGGCTGCGGCGGCGTCGGTGAGTGCTGCCACGGCGACGGACGAGCCAGTTGGCGTGTCAACCGCGCTCGCGGCCTCGGTCTGGCTCGAATCGGTGAGGATCGCCCTGGTCGAGGACTCGCCTGCCGTGGCCGCCTCGGTGATGGTTACGTCATGGGTGACCGGGCCGGTGGTCTGCGCAAGCAGGCTCTCGTCAAACCACCCCTTGATTGGATCAGCGAACCACGCCGAGGCGAGTAGCTCGGAATCGAACCAGCCCTCGGCCGCCATGTTAGCTCACCGCTGCGTAGATCGAGGCCGTGCCGCCGGTGATTGCCGCCGCCGGGTTGGGCAGCGAGGTCGTGAGGCCGGTGGTGCTGTTGCCGTGCAGGCTGGGAGCAGCAGCGGCAAGCTGGCCACCGGTCTTGGCCGTGCCGCCTTTGATCGTGGCAATCGTGGTCGCTGCCTGCATCAAGCCGATGTAGTACAGGCCCGAGGTCGGCACACGGTAGGCCGTGGTCATGGCCAGCGTCTTCGCACTGTTGGCCGCCCAGGTGTACGCACCCTGGTTGGCCGACTGGGCCAGCAGGTTGCGGTTCTGGTCGTACAGGGCAAAGAACAGGTTGGTCGTCGTGGCTGCTGCCGTGGTCGCCGAGTAGATCGTGATGTTGCTGACAAGCTGGCCGGCCTTTAGGTAGATGGCCTGCAAGAACAGCGTGCCGCTCGCGCCCGCGGTGGTGTTCACCTCGGGGCAGATTTCACGCGGAATCGTCTCGGCGATGGTGCCCGTGATGCCCAGGTTCACCAGCGGCGGGCCGGCGTAGCTGTACTTGCCGCCCTGGGCGTCGTGGTGGTTCCAGTCACCCATCTCGGTCATCACCAGATTCTCGCCAGGGAGCAGCGTCACGCCCATCAGGTCGGACACATTGGTGCCGTCCGTGTGCACCACCGTCACCTGCGTGCTTACCGTTGCGTGGGTGTTGGTGATGTAGATGCTCTTGACGTTTCGCTGCACGCCAGCGCCCGGTGCCCCAACGATGTCGGTTGTTGTGGCCGTGTTGATGCCGACCACGTTGGTACGCCCTGGCGTGATCGTTCCTGCGTTGTTGTCAACGTAGGAAGTGTGCACGTCCACCGACGCACCGGATGCGCCTGTGACGAGTTGAACTTTGTCAGAGGTGGACGTGAGCAGCAGCATGTCAGGCGGCTTCCAGGGCAGATGCGGCGAAGTAGCGAGTCTGGGGCTCGCCGTTGACATCCACGTATTCCACGAGGAACTGCATCTCCAAAGTGGTCTGATCCACCTGGGCGCCCGTGACCACGCCCGACAGCGTGGTGTGCTTGATGTTGACTGCTTGATCTTTGGTGAACATGAGACTCTCCTTATGCCGATGCGGTGTAGGTGACGTTCAGGGTGTCACCGTTGCCGACAGACTTGTTTCCACCGGTGAACGAGCCCACGGAATACAGGATCCCGGTGGTGCCCGACTTGGTGCTGTTGCTGATCAGGAAGCAGCCGGCGATGGTCGCGGTGCCGTTGATGTTGAAAGCGGTGGCGGTGGTGGCCTTTGAGCCGGAGCCAGCCGAGTTCCACGAAGGGGTCGGGCGAGCGCCGTTGCTGTACGTGACGTTCTCAGTCCAGCCTGCATGGCTGGCAGCCGTGTCGGCGGCGTTGTAGGTCGGGGTCGAACCGCCGTCCACCAGACCCAGATACCAAGCGGCGGTGTAGCCAGAGCCAGCGAGGTACTTGTCCAGCAGGTCGTTCTTGCCGGCGGTGGTCACGAGGTTTTGGATTTCGTCTTGCCACTTGACGTTGCCTTCGGCGTCCGTGCAGGTGACGAAATAACGGCCGCTGGCGCTGACAGCCTCGGACATGGCGCCGCCGCGGGCGATGTCACCGGAGGACTGTTCGATCGGATTAACTACTGCTTCCATGTTGAGATTTCCTTAATTCAGGGTTGTCGGATTGTGTTCAGGATGATTGGTCTGGTCAACCGCTTGGGTGTATGGCCATGGATCACTCCTTGGGGCTGGCTTTGGACGGCTTGGAAACAGCCCCCACAGCGCGACCGTTCTCATCCTCGATGATCTTTGTCTCGCGGGGCTGGGCGATCACCTGGGCAAGCGCGGCTTGCGTCTGCGCCAGGGTGGCCATCACCTGTGCCATGGCCGTGTCTTCCTTCGGTTCCTCTTTCTTGGGTTCCTCGGGCGGTGTTTCTGCGGTCTTGCGCACGACATCAAGCTCCTTCTCCAGCACTTGGAGCTTGGCATCCTGCTGCGTCTTCAGCATCTCGACTTGCTGGGCGATGCGGGCCATGCCGTCGATCAGCGGCCTGAGCATTTCGCCGCTGGCAGCCTTGGCCTGCTCTGCGCGAACCTTGGCAGCGGCGTCCATCTCGGCCTTGCGCAGGTCTGCCTCGTACTTGGCCTGGATTTCGGCTTGCCGGTTGGCCAGTTCGGTTTGCAACTGGCTGATCTGGTCGTACAGCGGGCGCATCTGGCTCTCGAACTTTGACTGCATCTCGGCCATCTGGCCGCCGTTCTGGTTCGAGTAGGCAGCAGCCTCGGCGTCTGCCATGAGCTTCTGGGCCTTGGCCATCGTCTCTTGGATCTTGGCCTGCCGCTCGGCCGTCTGAAGCTGCATCTCATGCTGCTGCATGGCCTGCTGCTGCTGCGCGGCCTTGGCCTGCTCTTCCGGCGAGTGGATGCCCACCACCGCACGCAGCCGGTCGGCCAGCTCGTGGCGCTTGGGCATGTCGGTGGCCTCGATGACGAAATCCATGACGTAGCCCTGCAACTGCGGGGGCAGGCTCTTGGTGATTTCCGAAAGCATTTGCAGTTGCTGCATCCGGTAGGTCGGGGTGCTCGGCACGTCGTCCAGAACGATCTTGGCTTTGACCTTCTGCACGTCGTTGACAATGATCATGCGGCCGGTGGCCGGATCCATCGTTGGCTGGTTCAGCGCAATGATCTTCTTGTTCATTCCCTCGCCCAGGGTGACCTGCATGGGCTTGGAGCCGATCTGCTCTTGCAGCAGACCAAAGAGCATCTCGCCAACCAGCCGGCGGGCGTAGCGGAAGTTGTCATTGATTTCGGCCAGGGTGTTGACGCCCTGCTCGACCAGCGAGTTGATGGCCAGACCACTCGATGCGTTGGAGTTCTGGCCCATCATCGGCTTGTGGATGCCCGATGCCTCGGCAATCTCCATCTTCGCCTCTTGCATGACCTGAAACTGCTGGGTTGCAAGGTCGCCACCCGGCTCCACCTTGAACTGGCTCTGCGGTTTGCGGTTGGCGTTGAGGATGATGTAGGCGTCGGGGCGGGCCACCTCGGACATGGCGCGGGTGTGATCTACCACGGCATCTGCGTCGGCGACCACGCGGCGGCTGTTGAGGCTCCACAGCATCTTCGACTTGCGGGCGTTGACCTCATCCTGCGGGCTGATCATGGTGCGGATCAGGCCATAGGGCACGTTGGTCAGGTCTTCGCGGTGGCCGAAGAACGGCACATACGGGAAAGCGTTGTGCTTGTAGGGGCTGGGCACGTCATAGAGGAAGTGCGGCCCGGTGTACCAAGCAAGGCGCACCTTCTGGAACGTGGCCTGACGCACCTCGGCATAGCCCGACACGATCGCTTGGTTGTGCATCGGGTTCTCGAAGTCGGCCTCGATGACCTTGCCGTTGGGCAGGGTCAGGGTGTAGCCGCGCACCCACTTGCGATACCAGACCTCGTAGAGGCAGATCCGCAGGCGCTGGATGTCGCGCCAGTCCACCGCGGCAATGCGCGTGTCGCGCTCGATTTCCCAGGACTGCACAAGTCGTGAGTCCTGCTCCAGCAGCGGATCGAAGCCCGCCCAGCCCCCGGTGGTCATGCGGAACAGGCCGGCGTACTGGGGCATCATGGCGATCGCCTGCTCCAACTCCATCCAGCGGCGCCGGATCAGGTAGCGGGCGTCACTCAGGTCGGGCTGTTCGGCCCGCCAGTCCCAGAAAATCTCGCGCCGGTGCACATAGCGCACGCGGTAAGGGCACTTGAAGGGGTCGCTTTCGCGTGCAACCTCCACCCAGCCCAGGCCCGACTTGATCTGGCCGGCGTAGGCATCGGACACCGCCCGGTCGGCGCGGCTCTCGATTTCAGCGTGCTTGAGCTTGACGGACAGCGCCTCGGCCAACTGGTCGTTGGCTTGGTCGTCGTCCTCGGGGCGCACGCGCCAGTCGGTTCGTGTCTTGGCCTCCAGGCCCAGCACCGTGTCGATGGTGGGCTTGATCAGGTTGGTGACCAGCGGGGGCTGGCCACGCTCCTTGAGCTTTTCGACCGTCTCGGGCGAAAGCTGGTTGCCGTCGTAGTAGTCGGCTGCGCGGTCAGCCTCGCGGCGCCAGTGGGGCTGGTGCTTGATTTCCCACAGGAACATCTCAAGTTGTTTGCGCGGAAGGGCCGTGTCCTCCAGTTCCTCGGGCAGCTTCTTGTCGGTCGGCTTTTCGCCAATGACAATGTTGCCCGCCGGCTTCTCATCCGGGTTGTAAGGCCCATACGGAGTGTCGGTCGGCGGGCGATTCATGCGCGGAATCGCAGCCTCAGTGAGTTGGATGTCGCCAATGGCCATAGTGTGTTCTTCCGGCAGGATTACCCGGCCCTCCAGTCGTATTCTCGTTTGGGGTTCACTATTTGACTCGAAGGATCTGGCGGGGTGATCGCGTAGCGCAGCATCATCAGGGCGTACCGTGACGCGGAAATCAGGTCGTCGTTGAGCTTGACGATCTTGCCGTCCTTGCGGTGGTACAGCCGGAACTCACTCAGCCAGTCAAGCTGGTTGGAAAAGACCTTCCAGCGCCCGGTCTTCATGCGGTTGAGCATCTCCAGCACCGAGGCCTCGACCGACACCCGGGAAACCTTGTGGCCGAGCTCGTCGCCCGTCTCCGGCATCTGCGCGAACTCGTGGATCATGTTGACCCCGTGGGCCCGGTACTGCTGGGCCAACTGGAAACCCGAGCCCTTCTCCGTCTGCAAGCCGTCCGGTGGCCACGCCACGGGGATCCAGTTCCCCTTCTGGATGATCAGCGGCGCCTGATCGGCCGGCGTGCTCTCGCGCATCCGGTAGCTGTCGTGCAGGTACACGATGTCGTTGTCCCGATCCCAGGCCAACCATGCGCCGGCAGCCGGGTGATCCCAGCCGAAGTCCAGGCCGCATATCTGGGGCCAGATGTCTGGGATCTGGAACGGCTCGACCACGATCGAGGCCTCGGAAACCGGGAAGATCCGGCCGCTGCCCAGGATCGGAATACCCTTGGCGCGGGCCTCGCGCTCGTGCTCCGGGTAGCTGGCCACAATCCGGTCGATGTCCTCGCGTGAGTAGTGCCCCACGTCCTCGATCGTCATGTTGATGTCGCAGCGGTCGGGGCTTTCCTCTTGCAGGAAGCGCATGACCACCTGGGACATGCCCAGCAGCGGCGTGAAGGTGATCCAGACGATCCCCTTGGTGGCGTTGGTACGGGTCAGCACCTCGGTGTAGATGTCAAGCGGCGGCTCTTCGTCCAGCGCGGCAAAGTCCAGCGTCTCGCCCTGGAGCTTGGATCGCCCCTTCTCGTAGGACTTGAAGTACAGGCGGCTCACGCCCCCCGAGATGTGGCGCACGAAAACGCAGTCCACGCTGTCTGCAATGCCCTGGGCCCGCTTGGGCTCGCCAATCAGTAGCTCCATGGGGATCGTGCCCGTGCCCCACTCGCCCGGGCGCCCCAGGATCAGGCGCTGCATCGTGTCTCGGGTGGACTCCATGGACTCGCCCAGGGCCCAGCCCGTGACTGCACGGTTCCACCGCTTGCCTTTCCACCAGTCCGGGTAGCAGCCCGTCAGGTGGAAGGCCACCTCATAGGCAGACGACCACGTTTTACCAAGCTGGTTACCGGCGCGGAACAGGCGCTCGCGGAACGTGGCACCAGCGTTGTGAAACTCAATCTGCTTTGGGTACGGCTTGTACCTCGATAACTTGTTGCGATCCTGACGGCGCTTCTGCTCCTGCAATAAGGCCAGCAAGACCTGTTTGGGCGGCAAGCTCCGTAGCGATTCGGGCAATCTCGTCATCAGAGAGGTTGGCATAGTCATCTGTCTTTTCCTTCTCCTTACCCTCGAACATGCGCATGGTCTTGCCCAGCAGTTCGAGCGCCCTATTCGCGCCACCAGAATCGAATTTGTATTCCCCCGTGGGGTTGCCGTCCTTGTCCAGAACCGGCTCGGCCTGCATACACCGCTCCGTGACCGTCATCAGGCGTGAAATGACCCACCCGCGGTCGAGTCCGTTCTTCAGGATTGAGTTCTCGGTGACCATCTCCGAGAGTTGCTGAATGCGGTTTTGCACCGCAGGAATGGTGTCCCACTTCTTGTTTTTGGAGTCTGGAACAGCCCCAGCCATCTCCAGGGCCTCGATCTTGCTCATGCCCAGAGAGCGGCCACGGCAATAGGCTTCCTGGGCCGGCGTCAGCCCGTTGTCGAAGACCAGCTTAGGTGGATGCCGAATGCCAGTTGTATCGTTCTTCGGCGGCGTGGGTTTTTTCTTGGTCTTGAGTTGCTTCTCGATGGAATCAAGCTCTTGATCGGTGGAAAGCGGCTTGGTCATCCTGCAATGATGAGTTTGAATGCGGTGATACCCAGCAAGCTCGCGCAACTGACCACCCCGGCAATGACCCACCCCCGGATCATCTTGAGCGTTGGAAGCTCAATTTCGATCACGCGCACGCGCTCTTCCTGCTTGGCGATCATCTCGAAGGCGCGGTTCAATGACTCGCGGGTTTCGAGGTGCTTCTGCTCCAGTTGAGCAAGCTGGTGCAAGCTCTCGGAGATGTTGACAAGTGTTTGCTCGATCATGGAAAGCCTGTATTGCACAAGTTCATGGTTGTGCGCTCGGCCATTATGCTGATCGTCCGGGCTATTTGCGTCTTTTATCATTTCTTGCTCACCGCTCTGGCGTAATCCTGCAATCCTGTCACTTGACTTCCGAGGCGGTCAGCACTCTCAGCCACTGCTCGATATTCCGCTGCGCACGTTCCAAGTAGCTCTCTTGCGGCACTGGCTGCATGAGACTGGGCGGCGGCAACGGAATCTGAGGGGGCTGGGGCTGAATTGGCCCTGGTGATGTGCTTGCGCAGCCCGTCAAGAGCACGGTCAACGTCAGCAGCGCGGCGAGCTTGTTGGTTCTGGCGTTCTTGAGCATTTGCGGCGATCCTTTCCACTTCAGCTTGGAGTTGACGTTCCTTTGTGCGGGCCTGTTGTTCCATAATCAAAGTGGCCTCGACAATGCGCTGCTTGTACTCAGCGTGCGAGGCCTGGAGGTGAGTGAGCCGAACCGTCTGAACCGTGGCCGTGGCCAGCGAAATTGCCAGCAAAAGTGCCCACGCAAAGCCAGGAATCAGGTTGAAGAGTCCTAAGATCATCACACGCTCCTGTACTTGGGCATCCGGGTCTGGATCACGTCATAAACGTGGTGCCGGTTGATGTCGCACGCGCTGCGCGTGCCGTAGATCGGTGTGCGGGATTTTAAGCAGGTGAGCTCGACGTGCCCGAACCAGAGATTCGGGTCGCATGAGGGTGTGGATGCGCACGCCCGACGTTCATTGAGCACCCCCCCGAGGCCACCGTTGTAGGCCGCGTCGGCGAATGGGAGCGGATTTGGCGTCAGATTGGCAAGCCGGTTCAGATTCTGTCGGGTCATCAGGACAATCACCCGGATCTGAAGGTCGGGCCGCTGGTAGATGGTGTCCCACCGCAGTTCGTTGAGCCCCCTGGGGTCGAGTCGTTTGCTGTCGGAAAGGGCGTCGAAGCGGAGTGACCCGTCCTGGCGGTATGCCCTGGTGAGTTGCCCTAGCCCTGCCCCCTCTTCACGCGCAGTCTTGAGTCTGGATGTGGGGTTCCAACACCGAGAATGCGTCAGAGAGATGCAGGACTCGTGCTCGATGAGCGCGGCAAAGTAGTGCGGCTCGCTGAATCCAGGCATCAATTCGCTGACTTGGGTTTTGAGCGTGGGTAGATACGTCCGTGCGTTCGTCGGGATGTAGGTGTGCACGTCCTGGGCCGGTGCCGGTTGGCACGAGGCAATGGTTAGAAGGAGCAGGACGTGCAGGAATTTCACCGTTGCACCTGGGCAAAAAAGAGCAGTAGGCCGAGCAGCACCAGGGCTCTTAAGAGACACACGCCCAGGTAGGCGATGCCGGCTGCTGTGTTGCCGTCGAGTGCTCGGTTGTAGAGCGCCTCGCTCGATGACGCGCCAAGGATCGCCTTGGAAACCAAGTACGCGAGCCCCGTTACCAGCAGCGCCTGTGCCCACAACTGGACTCTAAGGAGGGTGTCCTGTCCGTGGCTTGGGTCGGTGGCCAGGAACCACGCCAGGATCGCCAGTGGCAGAGCGATGAACTGGAAGCGGCGACTGCCCAGTGTGCGTATGAGTTTTTCCATGGCGCGATGGTATTGGTGCGCGTGCTATTTGATTTCTGAATTCGGTCAACTCGCCGCGCCGGAGGGAGGGGCCATATATGTAGCCACCCCCCCGGCCCCTGTTTCGGCCTCCCCCCCGGGGGGTGGGGGGGCCTCGTCGGCGAGGCCGCGCTCGGCGAGGATGGCCATGGCGGCGTAGACGATGGCGCCGAGCATCTCGGCCTCGAAGGCGGCGCCGGCGCGTTGGCTGGCTGCTTCTTCTAGCTTCTTGGCGGCTTGGCCGGTCAGGAAGCCTCGGCCGTGCATGGCGTGGTAATGCACCCATGGCTGGGAGAGGAACGGGGTCGTGTGGCCACCGTGGCGCTCGCCCTTGCCGTACATAGCTTGGTGGATGGCCTCGATTAGGACTGGGTAGAGGGGGTGGTTAGTCGTGCTGTTGCGTGAATCCATGGAAGATTTCCTCAAGGGTTGCGATAGCGTCCGCGCTGGGCGAGTGCTCCACGAGCACGAGAGAACCCCAGCGAGCGGTGGATTTGCGGCCATGGCGTGCGATGCAGCCGGCGTTGAATAGGGCGTTGAGCGCGAAGACGGTTTGCAGGTAGGTCAAGCTGGTGCGCTTGGCGATGTCGCGGGCGGTTAGCCAGTCGTGGGAAGCGTTGACCACGCGCAGGACACGGGAGCGGTAGGTTTGGCGCGTGCCGGCCATCAATCGAGCGCCGGGGCTTGATCTGGGGGTAGGCCCAGGTATTGGCAGAGGGTTGATCGCGCCTCCTGGGCCGATCTGGCGAGCCGGATTTGCCAGCCTTGGGCCTCGAAGTGGGCCAACCACTCCTTTTGCTCGGTGGTCGGGCGTCCGGTGTCGGACTTCATCTCGATGACCAAGCCAGGGTGCGAGCCGCTGGCGAAGGGCAGGATCAGGTCGGGGAAGCCGGGCTTGGTGCCAAGGGCCTTCATCTGTCCGCCTGTGATGGCGTCACGTTTTCCACCGTTGGGCGAATGGTGCAGCCAGCGAAGGGCGGGCATCAACTCGCGCACGGCAACCCGGTGTGACCACTTGATGACCTTGGCCTGTTCGATTTCTTCAAGGCGTTTCATTGCCGCGGAGTTTAGAAAAGATCAACCCAGTAGGCAAGGCTAGGGGCCTAGGCCGGGGTAGGCCGGGGATCCAAGCCCAGCCAAGCCCGATCCGGGCAAAGTTCCGAGAGTTCCGGCCAGTTCCCGCAAAGTTCCAGGTCGGTCAGAACCGGAAAAAGCCGATTTCTTCAATGCTGACAACGACTTACGTTGCCGAGGGGTCAAAGTTCCAGGTTTCCGGGCTGTTCCGGAATTCCGGTCTATTTTGTTGCCCAAAAGCAACACGATCAGCCGAAGGGGGGGAGGGGGTCAGAACCTGGAACTTTGGATATATATAGAACAAAAAAAAATATAAATATCTATATAAATCAACTACTTACACAACATGAAGACACAAAAGTGAGTTCTGAAAAAGCTGGAACTTTGCCGGAACTTCCAGAACTGGGCCTTATAACCAAACCCAACTAACAATCGCATTCATTAATCCAAAAGAATTGTACCGCTGCCGGAATAGTTTAACTATACTGTTGAGGAATTCTCAACCAACGAACCACGAACATGAACCTGCCAGCCAACACACCAATCTACGGACGCAACGACTGGACGACCGAGCAGTTGGACGAGGTGCACGCCTACGTCAAAGCGGCTCGCGCTGCCTACGCCGATCTGTACCGGGCGCTGGAAGCGGCCGATGCCGACATGGCTGGGCTGGCCGAGGACTGCGCAATCGACAACATGGATTCCGGCCTGACCGATGCCTGCCTGGGCTACTGGCCGGAGCGCCGGCGTCACCTTGCCATTGCAGCCGGCCAGATTTGGGAAGACGCCTGCCGCAACGTCAACACCGAGACTGGCCTGTCCATCTACTGATCAACCAACCAACCGAAGGAGCGAACGATGCACGTAGTTGACCGAATCATCATGGGGCTGTGCCTGCTGGGGATTGTGACCATCCTGGCGCTGCCCGACCAACCGGCCAAGGGCTGCACGACCGACCTCGAGTGCGGCTGTGTGGCCGACTGTCTTGAATAACCAACCACCAAAGGAGCGAACGATGCAAGTGACTGACCAAACCCCAGCCGAACAAGTTTTCCCGCCTGCCGATGTGCGCGAGGCCATCGTGGCCCAGTGGCATTCCCGGGCCAAGGTGCAGGGCCTGGGCAAACCCACCTCGGCCAAGTACCTGAACGCCCGGGCCGAGTTCTTTGCCGGGGCTATGACTGCCCTGGGCGCGATGGGCTACCAGCCGCCGGCCTACTGGGTCATTGCCATCTTCACGGGCCGGGAGATTTGAACATGACCACTATCAAGAACTGGAGCGTGGGCGGGGATTCGTTTGAGTTGGGCCCGGAGTGCTGGGCCTGCGAGTTTGGCACCCGCGACGAGATTACCGGCCAAGGCCTGGGTGCCACTGCCGAGAAAGACCGGGCCATGCGGCTGTGTGCCGCTGCGCCCGAGTTGCTGCACGCCTTGCAGCGCCTGACGCATCCCATGGCCGATGACACGGACGTGGACTATGCCCTGGCCGTCATTGCCAAGGCCACCGGGGGGCAATCATGAAGAACGAGATTCGCCCGGGTGATCTGGCAATCATTGTCAACACAACGATTCACCCCGAAGGGATGAATGGCCGGATTGTCGTGTGTGAGCGCCGGGTCATCCCTGGTGAAACGCTGCACGGCATCCGGCTTAGGTTCAGCCGCACCAATGACTGGATCATCAGCCCAGTTGGCGGGGGCACGCTGCCCTTCCTGCCCACCAAGCAGAACCCGGTTCGCCACCTGCCTAGCCGTCCGCTGGGTGCCCAGTTCCTGCGCCCGATCCGTGACCCTGGTGACGATGCTGTTGACGAAATGGTGTTGCTGCTGGGTAAGCCCCAGACCATTGCCCAGGGGGTGACCGCATGACCACCAAGCACACGCCCGGGCCGTGGCGCGTGGAGCGACAGAACCCCAGCCCAACCACGGGCGAATGGATGATTGCTGGATCCAGGCCTGGGTATCTGGCCGAGGTGCGCGACTGCGGAAGCGGTGACGTGCAGGCCAATGCCCAGTTGATTGCAGCCAGCCCCGAACTACTGGCCCAGGCCATGGCAGTAGTTGAGCGGCTGCGCGGCATGGCCATCCATCCCAGCCATTACGCCGAACTGGAATCAGTGGTTACCAGGGCCACCTGCCCAACCTGCACCCATGGCCGGGGCTTTCACTGCCCCATCTGCTGGCCGGTCAAAACCAAGGAGTAAATCATGAGTGACGCATACCAAACTGAAACCCGCGAAGCCCATGGGCGCACGTGGAAGGTTGAATGGTTCTATGACGAGGACACGGGCGCACCGTGGAAAGAGCATGACGGCCATGGGCCTGTGAGCGACTGGGAGCGGCGCGAGAAAACCCCAGGCGAGATGATCCTGAACTCTGACCGTGGATCCAAACGGTTCTACGACTTCCAGGCCGCTGTGAAGCAGGCCCGGGAAGAGGGCTGGAACGTGGCCCCGTACATCTGGCCCAGCAAGGGCGCACAAGCTGCGGCTGCTGCCCTGGCCGACTTCAAACGTCTGTACGGCTGGTGCAATGACAAATGGCATTGGTGCGGCGTGCGGGTCACGCTGGAAGACACCGACATTGACGCCAGCCTGTGGGGCATTGAATCCGATGCCGAGGACTATTTCGAGGAAGTGATAGCCGACCTCATGGCCGATTGCATGGCCCAGGTCGAGAAACAAACCTACCCAGTAACGGAGTGTGGAGTATGAGCAAACCCATTGATGGAAAGTGCCCCGTGTGCGGCAGTCCCGAATTGATGCTGGCCCGAGACAAAACCGAGTACAGCCCGTGCGAGTGGGACTCGGAGCAGCGCAAGTTTGTGGGGCGTTACAGCCACATGGAGGAGAGCGAAGCCCCCGATGCTGTGCGGTTCTACTGCACCAACTGCGGCGAATACATGGAAGTACCGGAAGAACTCAAATGAAGACCAAGACATTCAACATTGCCACCCCTGAAGGCCCCAAGGCTGTTCGCCAGTTGGCCACGTTCGCCTACTACATCCAGGGCATTCAATTTCGTTTTGTGGTCACCCAGCCTGCCGGCGAGCAAGCGGCAGTAACCCACCGGGCCAGCGGCAAACGGGTTTGCCACATCACCCACCACAACGCCCTGGCCAGCCTGGGCGACTGGGTGCTGGCCGGTAAGGCGTCACTGGACATTCTGATTCAGCAACACGGCGAGGCCCGTGTGCGTAGCGTGCTGGCTTCTGCGGAGGTGTGACCATGGGCAAATACAACTTCACGCTGAACGCATCCGCTGCACCCTTTGAAATCAAGATTGACGAGGGTGCCCTGTATGGCTATTTCGAGCACGACGAACTGGGCGAGGACTGCGGCGGGGGCTTGTGGTTCGAGCGGCTGGCCGGCGGGGTTATGGCCCTGTCCGACTTTGACGGGGTGTTTGAGTTGCCAGCCAAGGTAAAGGCCGCACTGATCGCCAAGGGAATCATTGTCTCGGAGGACTTCTAAATGCTGAACACCGAACACTCTTACTACGAAGCCGGCTACAAGGCTGGCCGCGCACGGCGCCAGCGCGACGAATCCCGTGCCCAGTTCCATACCAACTGGTTCCACCGTGCGCGTGGGCTGGAGCAGCCCGAGGACAAGGACTATGCGCGGAAGCTGTTTGACCAGGGCTATGCAGAAGGAAGGGGCACCGTATGAGCGTGAACGTCACCATCCAGATTCAGGACAGTGGATCCGCCTTTGACGACAACCCACACGAGGAAGTGGCCAGGATCCTGAAGGATCTGGCCAACTCCATTCGCCAGGGCGTGGAGCGCACCAAGCTCTACGACATCAACGGCAACGTCTGCGGCAAAGTGAACATGAGGATTGAAAATGATTGAGAACCTGAAGCACGCTGCCCGCAACCGGCAGACCGTCAACATCGGCGGGGGCGAGTTCAGCCCCTCTGAACTGATGCACTACGCCAAGCGGCTGGATCTGGTTGACCACCTGCTGCACGTGCTGCACGTGGCCCTGCCCTACATCGAGGACGCCGAGAAAGACCCCGTTTACAAACCCGGTGCCGTGGCCAACGTCACGGCCATGATTCGTGAAGCCATCAAGCAAGGAGGAAGCCATGTCTGACCAATGTTTCTATGTCCCAGGCACCGAGGGCCGAGTGCCCAGCATCATCGACGTGTGCCGCACCGACGACCAGGGGCGCACCGTCACCTACTTTCACGGCATGACGCTGGACGAGTTGAGAAAAGCTCATCCCCGCGCCGAGTTGGGCAACATTGAAGATGTTGTCCGGATGAAAGAGGACGTGCTGAAAAGCGAGCCCATCTCCATCACCGAGGATCAGTACATGGACGCCCTGGAGGTGCTACCCCCTTTGGACTATCAGCACAAGGGCAACGGCAACTCTTTCAAGATGGTCGAGCGGCTGAGTGGTCGCATCACCACCGTGTACGCCCGCATGGGTGACAGCTACTGGTGCTTCAACGATGTGGACACCATCACCCACGCCGAAATCATGGCCAAGGTCGCCCGGGCCATCAGGGGTGAGTGACGTGCAATCCCCTCTGGATCGGTCGCAGCCGCCAGTGAAGGTCGATGACGTATTCAGGTACGTCTCAGCCTTCCTGGCTGGCTTTGGAGTCTGTGCCGCCCTGGTCATGATCTGGGGCTTTTTTCTTTTCCTCGAAAGTTTCAAATCATGAATACATGGCCCTTCCCCAAATCCCTGCCACCTCGGCCTGACAAGCCGATCACCGAGTACCTGCCGGTGCTCCACGATGGCTATGCCGGGCAGAAGGCCATGCAGCAGCTCGTGACGATGGCCGAGCGTGGCCAGATCGCACCAGGCGGCCTGAACGTCCAGACGCTGGAGGAGATGGTAGCCAACCTCAACCAGACGCAGCCACCGCGCAGCATCGAGTTCAAACGCGATGGCAAGTTCTTCCGGGTCATGCGCCGGAGGTGGGAGTGAGAGGCCGCGCCCTGCCGCACTATGGCAAGCTCGGTGTGGCAAGTCTGTCCAGCGAGGTCAAGACCATCTGGTACAGCCGGCACATCGAGCCAGAGCCGTGCGAGCCGATTGATTCCTGGTGGCCGACGCAGACTGATCCTGATCTATGGATCAGGCAGGACTTTGCGCGCCGTCTGGTGGCCATCACGCCGCTGACCGAGCAGGAGGAGCAGGCTGTCATCCTGTGCGTGCTGGACAACTGCACGCTGCGCGAGGCAGGCGAGATGATGGGCCGGACGCAGGAGCGTGTGCGCCAGATTCTGATGAAGGCGATGCGCAGGTTTCGCAGGCACCAGTCAGAGCTGACTGGCGTGCCGATGTGGGAAGTAGACGACCGGGTGATGCCCTGGTTTTGGTGGAAGCATGAACAGAGGAGAAAGACATGAAAGTTTTCATTGATGGAGAGTGGAACAGCTACGGTGGCGAACTGATCTCGCTGGCGCTGCGCGATTGGTTCGCCACCCATGCATCGGAATACGATATCCGCACTCACCAGGTTGGCCCCCTCCGGGAGGTTGTCACGGTTGGGAGCGATGGGCGCAAGTCGATCTCCCTTACCGGCCAGCGCAGCCGCGAGGAGGCGCGCTACGCCTACGCCGATGCCATGTTGAAAGCGAGGGAAGCATGAAAGACCTGATCGAACAACTGAAGGAACGCTCGGAAGACCGAGCCACACACGACGAGCGTCTGATTGGGGAAGCCGCCGACCTGCTGGAGCGCGTTTACTCGCAGCCCGTGGAGTTGCTTGAGCCTGAGTATTACGGACTAGATGAGAACCATGCTTGGGTCTCGGTGGACTTGTCTTTCTACAAGATGCTTAAGCCTACGCACCGCATGGCTGTTTACCCAGCCGACCAACTCACCAAAGCAGTGCAGGAAGCCACGGCCCGTGCGCTGGAGGCTGCGGCGAGGGAGTGTGATGCCCGCTACATGGGCGACAACAACCGGGAAGACATGGAGGCTCGTCGATGTGCCGATGCAATCCGCAACCTGATCGGGAGGGTGAAATGACCCCCACACGCGAAGAAGTCATCCGGGTTGCGCGGGATGTGGATTTGCATTTGTACCCAGATTGGCTGGACGGCGCTCTACCTGATGCCGTTGAACGCCTCGCCCAGCACTTCTATGAGGCCGGGGCTGCTGCGGCGAGGGAGGCCGAGCGCAAGGCTCGTATGTCGTTCGGTGAACTGCACCCGGCGAACCCTAATGCAACGTGCAAGTGCGAACACTGGCAGTCCTGCGCTGAATGCCACCCAACTGCCCACGACAAAGCAACAGGAGAAAAGACATGAAAACCCAACACTGCGACCAATGCAAACACGCCACCGTGCGGGCGCAACCTAAGCCCGTGCTGGTCTGCGCCATGCTGCATAAGCCACGGTTCTATGCTCCGGTCTACGTTCAGCGGGACACCTGGGGATGGAAGCGCAAGTGTGAGGATTTTGTGATGAAGGAGCAGACATGACCACACATGACACCTTCCGAACCAACACGCCAACGTGCCCGCACTGCGGCTATGCGATGGACACAGAAGACATGCTTTCCTGCTGCGGCAATGTTGATCTGTTCGCGCTGGCACCAGATGAGGGCCGCGAGTGCATCAAATGTCCATCGTGCGATGCCGAGTATTGGGTTCAGGGTAGCTACGCTCCGCGCTACACCAGCGCATTTTCTGAGGAACAACTATGACAACAAAAGACACCGCCCTGCGACTGGCGCTGGAGGCGCTGGAAGAAGCAGTCAACTACACAAGCTGCCCGTCATGGTCGCCATCTATGACTGAGGAATGCAACGCTGCTGCCACCGCCTGCCGCGAAGCCCTGGCGCAGCCTGCGGGGGAGCGTGGGGAGTTGATCCGAAAAGCAATGCGGAAAGCCTACTCCCTCGGGCAAACTTACTGGCAGCAGGCCGACAGTGAATTTACAAGCCACCACAAAAAAGCTGACGTAACTCAAGCTAAGTTCACCGCCCTTGTAGAAGAAACTGCCGCCCTGCTGTCATCAGACGCGCAGCCCTCGGAGTGGGTTGGGTTGACACCAGCAGAAGCAGGGGCGATCTGGAAAGTCGGCATGACGCCGCATGAGTACGCGCAAGTCGTGTTTGACAAGCTGAAGGAGAAGAACAGTGGCTGAGATGACCTTCAAGAAGCAGGCGTCACAAACCAAGATCGAGCGCATCCTGGCCATGATCACTGATAACCCTATGAGCGCCCATGACCTCGCCGATGCCCTGCACCTGAGCAAGCGTTGGGTTACCGAGTACCTCTACCACCTGCGAGACGAAGACAAGGCCCACATCAAGGACTGGCCGCGCAAAGCTCAACAGTGTGAGAAGCTCTACCCCAGGCCCAGGTGGATCGCTGGCCCCGGGATCGACGCCCCCAGGCCAGCCCCCATCACATCGAAGATGAAGCAAGCCATGTTGCGCCAGCGCCGGGGCATCGTCCCCAAAAGGCCCATGACCATGTGGATCGGGGGTGCCCCCCTATGACCAAGCCGTTCTACACCCTGGCCGAGGTGGCGCAGCGCGAGGGAATCTCCACCCGCCGGCTTCGCATCCTCTGCGAGGAAGGTCGCGTCTTCTACGCCCAGAAGGCCGGTAACGTGTGGCTGGTGCAGTTGAACTACTGGATCGACCGCAAGAAGGTGGGACGCCCTAAGAATGTCATCCCACGCTGGCACCCTCAAGCAAAGTCAGGATCGACCAAGAAGTAAACATCCCCGGCGTAGTTCATATCCACGCCAGCCACGATCGAGACGATGCCCGCATCCCGGGCCGTCTCCATCAGATCCTTAAACTGCTTCCCAGGCATGGCCATCAGCTTCAACAGCTTGGCGTGAGGCATCCCCCCATGGGCACACACTGACCCGTACCGCTTGTCGCCGATGTACTTGCGGGCGTTCTTGATGAAGTTGATGGCCCGCTTGATGTCCCCGTCAGTCTGGCTCGTGATCCGCTCGCGCTTCACCGCCCTGATCAGCGACATATCGTAGTGCCGCACGTACTCAATGGCCCAGCGGACGTGCTCTGGCAGCACCTCCCTATGGTTCGGGTCGTCGGCTTTGCACACGATCATGGCCAGTTTCATAGCCTTCTCCAGTGTGCGCCCCAACAGCACGTCAAAGCCCTCTGCCTCGTTGGCGTCCTTGGAATCATTCAACTCCTGCTCGAAAGCCTGAAAGAGCGGCATACACGACTCGGCAAATGGAAGCTCGATGATCGACGGCGGCATCTCTGCCGGCCCCACGTCGGCCAGATTGCCCGTCTTGACCATGGACACGTGAACCGCCTTGCACCAGTCGATCACCTTCTGCGGCGCCCCGTCACGATCCACGAACCGCAGCAGTTGGCGCGGCTGCTTGGACTCCACCACAATGCACCGGCCCAGAAAGCCGTCCTTCACCAGATCGTCGGTGAGGTTCTCGTAGAACGTGGCCGGTGTGGTTGCGCCCAGCAGTGTGATGGCCGGGTTGTGCACCACCCGCTCGACCTGGGTGGCCTGCCCTTTGGATAGGGTCATGGTCGAATAGGTGGGCGGGCGCAGCACGCCATCCATGCGCCCGAAAGCCTCGATCAGCTTGTCCAGGGCCGCCTCGGTGTTGGCCTGCCCGTTGGCCCGCGACATCTTCAGCAGCTTGCCCATCTCGTCCACCGTGGACACGTGGCACGGGTGCTTGAGCAAGGCCGAATAGACGGCGCCAGCCGAGGTGTAGCCGCTGCCACCGATCAGGTGCTCAAGGTCGGCGTCTTTCAGGGCACGCTCCACGCACGCCTGGGGGTGTTCCTTGCCCTCTGTGGACTTGGCCACCATCACGATGTAAAGGCTCGTCCAGTTGCCGAACTGGCTTCGATACGTGCGCCCCATCACCACCGAGCCCAAGGCGATCGCCGCAGCCAGGGCAAGCTCGTGCTGAGACTTCGGGGCTGTGGCCACGATCCAGCGCGTAATCTCGCCCAGCATCCCCGGAGGGTTGGCAATGAAGTTGGGCAACGCCCTGCCAGGGTCTGCGCTGGTGCTGGGCGGCAGTTGAACCGGAGCCACCGGCTTTGCCCAGGGCAGCGGAATCACTTTGGCGGGCGCTGGGAGCGCCGGATTGTCCGCGGCCTGGGTAACCCCATGGCCAAACACAATGGGCTCTGCCTCGATGATCTTGAGGCACGCACGCAGGGCCTCTGCTGCCTTGCCGAACGGCAGGCCGTTGGAGTACATCACGAGGTCGATTGGCGTCATCCCATAGTTGCCGCCGAAATCGAAGATCCCCTTTGGATTGATCCCCACGTTAGGGTTGGTCGCGCCGCGCCACTTGGCCACGGTGCGCCACCCTGCCCCGTCCCTCTTGGCATGGGGCACGATCCTGGGCACCCAGTCTTCGAGATAGGCCAGGGCCTGCTGGTTCAGGTCGTGGTAATACTGGGCACTGATGCTGCGATCCGTGTTGATGACCCCCTCGTTGGGCGGCAGCGCCACGGTCTTGCGCTGGTACTTCTTGTCTTCCTCGGTCTGGTACGGCTCAAGGACTTGGGCCACCTTGTCGAAAAAGTCTGCACTCAACATCGGCAGATCGGCCGGGTCGTAGTCCTCCAGCAGGTCTTCTGTCAGGTAGATGTAAGTGTGGCCATCCGGGTGCAGCGTCCCTGGCATGAGGGTCTGGCGTCCATCCGACAGGACATCCAGCACCCGGATCTTGTTGATGTTGAAGCTGCACGACTTCTCACCGTTGTAGCGAAAGAATGCCGTGTAGCCCTTGGCGCCCTTCTTCTTGACTGGCGTGTACGGAATCAGCGCGTCCAGGGCGTCGGTGCCCTTTGTGTCGTAGTCACGATCCAGGCCGATGACCCCTGACTGCTTGCCGGTGAGCAGACCAATACCGGCCTGTGGCCACTTGTACCATTCCTCAAGCTCAAGCTCGGTCGGCATTCGCTTGAAGAAACGCTCCCAGTCGTGCATCCCCTTCCAGCCATCCGACTGACTCCACACACCAGGGCGCTTGGTGCCCGGTGCAATCGGGATGACGCAGTAGCCTCGCTCTATGTATGCATACGCACGTCGCTCAAAGGGTGACTCTTCTCTTGAAGGTGGTTGGGGCTGTTGCTGTTCTTGCATTTCTTACGCTTCCTGATTCCTAACTGGCGAGCAATCGTGCTGACCATGTTGTGTGATAGGCCGAACTCGACACCGATGGCCGAGTGCTTGATGCCCTGGCGCAGCATGACTTCGATCTGCTCGTTGCGGCGGGTCAGTTCCCGGCGCTTCTTGACCGCCTTGATGTGCGGCATGGCGTACTTCAGGACAGTGGCCTGCAATTCGCCATCGACCTCAAGGGTTGAGAATTTGTGTTCGCAGCGCACGCACTCCCTCCGGCGACGGTTGATGATCCCGTCGTGAATGGAGCGAGTGTCCAGCACCTGGGTGCTGCCGCCGCAGACCGGGCAGTTCATGCCCGCGCCAACTCGTGGCCGCCCTGCACCATGTCGGGCCGCACTATTTCCAGGGGCAGGCCGGCCATGATCGCCACGGTGCGGGCGTGCATCGCGGGCACGCGCTTCTTCCACTTGTTGACGGACTGGACGGACACACCGCACGCCCGGGCCACTTCGCCCGAGCCACCGGCCATCCCGATGATGCCGGACACGGTGAATCCAATGGGTTCTTCTGGGTTTCGTTTCATGGACTTACAAAAGGTCTTTCAAGGGTTGCGGAGTTTAGTTTATCTCACTCGGCTTTGCCAACCACTTTCTGCTTGCCTAGTTGATTTTTTCTCGTGTAGATTCTCCAACCTCGTCCAACAAGGTACAGGGGCATCCATGTCAAAGACCCTTGCAGGAAGGCTCAAAGCCGCCCGGTACGCCATGCACCCGCCCGTCACCCAGCGGGAGATTGCCAAGCGGTTTCACGTCACGCCCGGGGCCGGCTGCCTGTGGGAGGGCGGCAGCACCGAGCCGAGCTCAGAGGTGCTGGCGCGGCTGGCCAAGCTCTACGGCGTCAGCGTCGATTGGCTGGTGGGCCTGACCGAGAGCCGGGTGAGCCAAGTCACCATCAGCCCGCCCATCCATACGGTGCCAGTTGTTAGTCCGCGCTCACTGGCTGAGTGGCGTCTTTCCTCGGTTCTTGAGCTTCTGCAAACCTCTGTCGCCTACCCCAAGGGCACGGCTGCGGCCATGCTCGTTTCCTCGGACGCGCTGACCTCCACCTGCCCCACGGGCAGCTACGCCGTGGTCAGCAAAAGCCACAAGCCAACGCCCGGGTGCGTGGTCTTGGCCAGCACCGGCAGGGTGTCCGAGCCCATCCTGCGCAAGTACGTCAGCGAGGGTCAGGACACCCTGCTGCTGGCCGATGACGCCCGCTGGCCGACCGTGCGCCTGGGCCGTCAGGCCAAGGTGATCGGCTGCGTGGTCGAAGTCACCGCCCGCCGGCGCTTAATGTGAATCCGTAATAAGAGGCGCTGAGTTCATTACAACTCTGTCGATAGAATTTGTCGCAAAAGTATTGAGACAAACTCAACCTTGAGTATCATCGAACCCCCCATCAATGCATGAAAGGATTTAGCGAATGAGTCAACCTAAAGCGCACGGCATCAAGCCTCCGCGCAACATCCTCAACCCGGAGTTTCAATACTCCCCAGCCGCACGCACCGACGTTACCCGCGTGTGGACGCGCCATGGCTGGAATCCCCCTGACCGAGAGCACCAGCGAAAGATGATGCTGCGACTCAACCCCATCACGGAGAACAGCGAATGGCAACCCCCGACACACTGAAAGAACTGTGCGCCCAGCGCGTCCTGGCCAAGAAGGCCGAGGACGAAGCTGCCGAGCAGCGCAAGCAGATTGATGCCCAGATCGCCCAACTGCTGGCCAAGCCCGACCTCACCGAAGGCACGGCCAGCGAAAAGATCGAGGGCTTCAAGGTGAGCGTGACCTATGGCGTCACACGCAAGCTCGAAACCAAGAAGCTGCAAGAGGACTGGGCCAACGTGCCCAAGGCCGTGCAGGAAGCCGTCAACTGGAAGGCAGAGCTTTCCACCGCAAAGTTTCGCGCCCTGGACAAGGACGCCGTGCTGGCGTTGAGCACGTACATGGAAAGCAAGCCGGCCACGCCGTCGGTCAAGGTGGAGATACTTGCATGAACGGCAAGAAAGCAAAGGCCCTGCGCCGCGCCCTGGGGTTCGCCCCGGGCGAAGACAGGAGCTACGGGGGCAGCCAGCCCCGATACGTGGCTGAAATGACCACAACCGGTCGGGTGGTCAGCCGCACGATCCCTGGCACCAAGATGAGCCAGGGCACACGCAATGCGTACCA